TTGCAGTTGTTCCTTTACAGTTCTTGAAATGACAACCTACAATAGTTGTTCCCCAAGCTGCCTTTGTTGAATAATCATCATCAAATAATATTCCACCACCAGTATTACCAATACCATTAAATCCAAGATTTGCTATCAAACAACCTGGAGCTCTAACTCTCAATATATGTTGAGTAGTAGTAGAACCATCTTTAAGTTGTGGTAGTCCACCTTGAGTTAATCCTCTTGAAATACCGATTAATGACATTCCTGGTTTACTAAATGGAATAGTTAGATTTTCTTCATAACTTGTTGGGTCACCTGTTGCATCTGTTATTGTTTCTGGGTGAACATAAACAGTATCATAAGCCGAAGCGTTTGATATTGCAGTTGCATTTAAGGCAACAGAACTATCACTAGAAAGACCATCATTATTGTCATTTCCATTAGTTCCATCTACAAACCATATTTTTCCATCTTTTCTAGGCAGTGGAGCACCTGAACCTGCATCCAAGAGTTCATTTGGGAATACTTTGTATCCGTATTTAATTCCTGGAAGCAAATTTGCTAAATTTTTACTCATATTTTCTTTGTATTTCTCCTTCTCAAGTCTTGCTTGGTGAAAGGCGAAATATGATTAAACTAATAATATTAAGACACTCCTGCCATTGTTCCCAATAGACGTGGATTTTCTGAACAGAAATTACCTGCGAATAGCAAGTATCCTACTTGAGAAAGTTGGTCTACTGGAGATTTCAATACACGGAAGTTAAATCCTTTTGCTGATGGAACATTTCCAGGCACTCCTTTTGGAGTTGAATTAGATGTTACTCCTTTGAAATTCAAAGTTTCATATCCTTTACCTGTTATATTCACACCTTTCATTCCAAACGCTGACTGATTAACAAAGATAAGTTTTCCTGATGGAATTTGCTCATCTTTAACTACAGGAACTCCACGATATGTAATAGCACGGAATCCTTGTGTTCCAAATGAATTATTCTTAGAATCCATCATCATACCGTACTGGTCATAATTAGGAGCTGCGAATGTTTGGAAACTTGCACGAAGTGTTGGAGTCAATAGAGCTTCATAACTAGACCAAATTGATTTAGTTGTAAGCATTACTGATGGTTCTTCCATACCAATAGAAACTTCATCAAATCCTGTTGCCATTTTTGTCAAATCTAATGCACCTGCACTTGCTAGGTAATATCCATTGATAGATGAATATGTTGAACGAGATAGGCTACCATATGTTGCATATAGTGTACTATCTGAAGCCGCACCTGCTAATGAATCCCATGAATCACCTGAACCTGTACCTACATATAGGTTTTGTGCCATTAAATTCAATAGAGATTTTGCTTGTGTATCAAACTCTATATCAAGTAAACTAACAATTCTTTCATCTCCACTATTTAACTGTGCTTCTATATCTGCAATAACAACTGGCTTGTAAGCCATTTTTACATCAAAGCTCATAGAAGCACGAGTATTTTCTCTGTCAGAATCTAATTGGTCTGCAATACCAGTATTACCACCATTTGTAGTATCTTGATATTGGATAACTGGTTCATAAGCTGTTCCAGTAGACCATTCTTTTGCTGTTCTCATAAAGGTCATAAGACCTGGTGTTCCAAGAGTAACAGTATCATATACCTTTTTTAGTATCATTGTTCTTGTTACTGTTGTAACTGCTGCTGAAAATTTCATAAATTATTTTAAACTACGAAGATAATCTGTTGCACTCATATTTCTTATACTTGGGTCGTATACATCACCGTCTGATACTTCTCCTCCTTGTTGACCTCCACTTATAGGCTCAGCGTTTCTCTTTTGGATATTCTTAGCCGTTGTTTCGGTAGCTTTTTTTATTGAGGACTGCATATCTTTAAAGTTACTATATGCGAGTTTCAAGTCTGTAAAATTATATTTAAGTGCATGATTAAAGAGTAAACTCTCATTAAGTGTTGGATTTTCCTTTTTAATTTCTTCAAGTTGTCCTAGCACCATCTTTTCATTTTGTTGACGATATTCCTGCTCAACTTGTTTCTCTTTTGCAAAATCCTCTTTTAATGCTTGTTTGGATTTTTCTAAAACTTCCTCCCAAGTTTGAGGTATCCACTCTTCTTTTTCTTTCTCCGTTTCATTATTACTTTTAATTTTACTATCACCCTTCTCGTATGTTGCGAGTTTCTGGGATTTTCTAGTAAATTCAGAGTAAAGATTACGATATTCTTTCTCTGCTTCTTTAGGAGGTAGTTTTCTTCCATCTGGAAGTTCCACTAGATTGTCCTCCTCTGCCTTTACAGGCTCTTCGGTAGGAGCTTCCTCTTCTTCGGTATCTTCTGATTCCTCATCATCTACCTCTTCTGATTCTTCTTCTACCACTTCTGGCTTTGTTTCAGCCTCTTCTGTTGGTGTTTCTACAGATTTTCCTGTATCTACATCAACTACTTCTGCTTCATAATCCATAATTTTTGCGACTGTATTTCTATACATCTTGGTCTTAATAGACTGATAATAAATATACTTGGTCGGAATTATTTATAATGAGACAGTTTAGAGACTTATCACAGGTCATATATTTACTTTTTAGTTTCTGGTTTTTCTTGATTATTTTTTACAGTCATTTCATTTATCTTTTGACTATGTTCTTGTCCTGCTTTCTTTAAATCAAATTCTTTCTTGTTGTTTTCTTTTTCAGCTATTTTTTCGGCTATAATCATCTGTGGGTTAGCTTGTATACCTATTTGTGCTAATAGCTGTATTTGTGCGTCTGGAGGCAAATCTGCGTACCCTATGGACACACTAGGTGGCTTCTCTTCTTTTTGTGGTGGTTGTAATTGCTCTTTTTCTTCTGGTGTAATACCTACTGCCATTGCTGGGTTAAGTTGGAATATTACAGAGTTCTTTGCTAGCTCTTTAGGGTTTGTATATCCTGCTTCTTCCATATAGTCTACTGGTGATAAAATACCTGCTTCCCTATCATTGAGCTCTTTCAAATTTAAATTCTGCATCTACTGGTAATGTCTTGCCAGGGATTACTTGTACTTCACTTCCTGTTTCAAAGTCATCTTGTATCAAGTCTATTGTTTCAGTTGCATCTTCTTTACCTATCCATTTTGCATAATGATATTCGGTATATCTTGTCTTTGCTAGTTGGTAAAACCAAGAGAATAGCTCGCTATACATATAATCAGTAAGTTGCACTAATTCATTTAAGCGTAAGAAAGATTGTTGTATTAATGCTAGTCTACCTGCTTTTGTTTCTTGTCCTTCTCTTTCACCTCTAAATGCTGATGAAGCAGCCATAATATTATCAATCTCTTGCCTGCTATCAATCATATCTTTATAAACCATTTCAGGTAATGGATTTCCTGTTTCTCTTGCTACTCCATTTACAACACCTTTACCCCATATAATACCTTTTGCTTCAAATCTAAGTGATTGAGCATCTTCTTTACTCATTACATCTGCATCTATCTTAATTATACCATTGACAAGTTCACAGTTTTGTCCTATATCTTGTTTTCTCTTATCTAATGCTTGCTGTAATGGAATTGAAAGAGTGATAAAGTCTGTTCTTCCTATTGGTTGATTTTCATTATTTAAAATAGTTCCAAAAATATATGGTTTTCTTGGTTGATTAAAGTAATTAAAGTTATATTCTTGATATGTTATATCTTCGCTGTGTCCTTCGTTTGCTGGAATAGTTCTTTGTTCTTGCTGTTCTTTAATTTCACTAAACTTAGCTCTTCTATCATCTCCATAAGACTCATTTATTTGCTGTTCTTCTTCTTCTGTTATTAAAATACCATCCCAATCCCAATATAGATTTTTTACTTTATCTAAAATAATATTGTCATATTTATATATTATATAATCACCAATCCATGCTTCTTTATATTTAATTTCAGGATTAATAATATATGCTTGGTCTTTTGTTTCTTCTGTAAATCCATTCTTTGCAAGTATTTCTTTTTCTTTATCTGGGAATCTAGCTAGTAAAGTACAAAGATTATCTTTTACTTCTTCAATAGCAAATTCACTTTCTTGTTCATTTGTTGAATACTTACCAAATCTTACATCTCTTGGGTCAATAGATTCTACATCAAAATCATTAGTCTTTTTATTCCAAAATGGTTTTAATACAATAAGCCTTCCAAAATACAAGTTTCTTAAACCTTTTCTCATTACTTCTTTAACATTTAAGTCTTGCATTTTCTTTCTAAAATATCCTTCAAGTCTACGAGCTAAGTCTTTACTTTCTGCTCCTTCTCTTCCGTGGTCTTTCGCAAGTTCCCGAAGTTTTTTCCCTTGCTTTGTTCCTTCTCTAGGTCCGCCTGAGCCTGGGTTAACAGTGCCTTGGTGTCCTCCAATTCTTCCTTTATCGGCT